CAAGTATGTGACGAGTGGAGATGACTCGCTTCTCTTCGTCGTCCTGCGCAAGGGCCTTGGATTGAACTACGTGCTGCAGGCCGCGCTCGACGCCGAGGCCTACGACCTCTGCCACCTCTACGAGATCTTCAAGCCCGTCCACGTGGTCATCGGGCGCCGGCTGCGCTCCATCGACGTGGTTGCCGCCGCACTCTTTGAACGCTTCATGCACACTCGTGATGTCCTCATCTGGGGCGCCCTCGTCGCGCGCTTCAAGGACACGACCCCTTCGGGGCTCAATGGGTTCTCGATTGTGAACGGCGTCGCCATGAGCATGATACTGCGCCGGCTCCTCTCCTACTTGCGCGACGGGGATGTTTACCACGACATGAAGACGGCCGGCTCAATAGAGGAGATGAAGGACCTCTTCCGGGGCCTCGTCAAGGAGGTCGGGGCCGAGGTCGGCGTGCGATTCAAGTTCGAACACCTCGAGATCGTGGCGGCCGGGGGGGTGCGCGAGTCCCTCCGCAAGCGCGCGGTGCCGTTCGTCGGGTACCACATCTACGCCGCGCAGCAGGACCTCAACGCGTTCCAGGAGATGTCTGGGCCCACCCTCCTGGGTCTCCGCGCTTTCGCGTTCGCCGACCTTCCCCGGTTCCTCAAGGGGTTCCGGTTCCTCGGCAAGGGGCAGAGGTTCACCGAGGAGCAGTTACCCGCGCAGTTCGCGGCCACCCTCGCGGGGCGCTTCATCTCGTTGGGTACCCCGCCGGAGGAGTGGGGCCACGGCGCACTGCAGGAACTCGCCGTGGCGGCCCGGCAGGCACTTCTGCGCTACGCCCCGGAGAAGGTGGAGAACGTCGAGATACTCCACAATGTCTTCCACAATGAGACCAACCTCGACTACGAGGACCTTAAGGGAGTCATCGAGGGCCACTGGACCCTACATCGCCGCAGGATCCTGTGGGAGGCCCCGCTCGGGTTGCCTCTCGGGCCCTGGCAACGCTTCACGGACTCTCGTGGATCGGGCTACCGCAACGCCAGGCCCTCCCCCATCACCGCGGAGGACGAAGGGCCTCAGGGGCTGGTGACCTTTGTGCGCGATCGCGGGTCCCTCAGCTTCGAGGACCGGCTGCAGGCCGCACACGCGCGCCTCAAGACCGCTGACCCGAAGGCACTGCCCTACAGGCCCCTCCCCCCTGTGGCCGTCGCCGGCTCGCGCCTCTCGCTGGGCCGCCAGCCCCGTCTGTTGACGGACGCGCAGCACTGGGCCAAACTTGCGCGCGACGCAGAGCGCAGGGCGGCGCTTCAGCAGTTGCGGGCGGGTACCGGGGGCCCCAGCAGGGGTGACGCCAACTCGCGCTATATCAACCCGGACGAGGACAGCTTTAGCGAAACGGAGGATTTCTCCGACCTTCGTCACGAGCACCAGGAGATCGTCGATCGCGCCCAGGAGGCGCGTGAGCGCGCCGAAGAGGACGAATTCGACGCGCGCAACGACGACGATGATCAATAGAGGCGCAAGGA